AGATGACTAATCCTCTGGGTCGTGATCCTACGATAGACAATTAGCACCTCGATCACTTTCAAACTATATCTTTCTTCGACGACGACGGGGGGGGATAGGGGCTTTAGCCCCGAGCGATTCCCCCCCCTCGAGGAGGCGCACTTACCCGAAGTAGATTCAAGACTGAGCTCTCGCCATCCAACCAAGTCAGGTACCATTCCCAGCTCAAACATGAGCCCCCTGGGATGTACATATTCCTCGTGGACAGGTGTGTTGTATCGCCAATCCACGTAGGCTCTGAGGTTCCGGTACTGGGTGCAGAGAGTCTTTGGATCGAGTCGCGCAACAGATTCCCAAAACGATGACTCATCTGGACTTCGATGGATAATAGTCCATGTTGACTCATCCTCGTAAATTCCAATTCCACTTGGTCGTCCGAGTCCTCCGGCGACAACGTCCCCATCCTTGATTGCATAGTCGTAACCTGCATCTGGACTTCCGTAAGAAACGCTGATGTTTGGATGGCGGCCTCCCACATCAAACACATTGGTTCGTCTGGATCGAAACCTCCTGCCGAAATCAACGAAAGCGTGCAGATGAGTACCTCCATCCACATGACTTTCTCTCGCAACAATACACTCTGCGTGAAGCCGTTGTAGATGCTCGACAATAAGTCCACCATCAAGATCGCCCGATTGTGCGTAGGTGAGGAGGACATATCTGCAGTCGACTTTGAACTGCGCTGGTTGGGGGGGCATGTGAAAACGAAAGCACGTGCGAAAGTGTGCCAGGCGAAACTAATGTTATAGCCTGGCACACTGGCACAGCTTCAGCTATAAGTACCAGTGGGCTCCCCCCTTTCCTCCTCACCGCAATGTCCACGTCATTCCCCCCTCCACGTCACGCATTTCTCAATTGGTCATTTTGCACCGACGATGCCTGCACGTGGCACCTATCGTCGAAGGTCGACACGGGCTACTGGCCGAAAAAGTTCACGCCCCCGTCGCTCATACGCGAAGAGGCGAACGTATCGGAGGACAACAAGGAGAACATCCCGCCCGATGTCAAAAAAGCGGATACTCAACATCACTACGATCAAAAAGCGGGATAATATGATGGCTATCAGCAACGCCACTGCTCCTGGTAATGGCGCATTCCTCAATGGCCCCGCATTCATTCCGTCCAGTACCACGCTTGACCAGCTCGCCAATACCCCCGTCGTCATGTTGTGGAATGCCACGGCCCGCGATATGACCGGAACTGGCGGCACTCTTAACCCCCGTGCCCTTGAAAGTGGTCGCACTACTACCGCCCCCTACATGGTTGGTCTCCGAGAAGTGATCGAGATCCAGACCGCCTCTGGTCTCCCCTGGCAGTGGCGTCGCGTATGTTTCACATTCAAGGGTCAGCTGCCTGGTGCACTTGCCACGTCAACCTTCATCCCCTACCGCGAGGATTCCGAGGGCTGGAAGCGAACACTTACGTCACCTTCGGGTGATCGCAATTCCGGTCAAATTTACGACCTGTTCAACACTATTTTTGCGGGTCAGAATGCGTCCGATTGGAACGACGCTATGATCGCCAAGCTGGACAGATCCCGCATCACCGTCAAACATGACTCCATCCGTACTATCGCCGCAGGCAATGAATCTGGCATGATTCGCAAATACAAGTTCTGGCACAAGATGGAATCGACGCTAGTTTACGATGACGATGAAACTGGTGCCTCTATGACTTCCTTCCCAACTTCGGTGGACAGCAAAGCTGGTATGGGTGATTATTATGTGTTGGATTTGATTCGCAGCCGTTATGGTGCTACCTCTCAAGCGATGGTGTTCAACCCCTCCACTACTCTGTATTGGCATGAGAAATGAACGACTCCCCTACATAGACAATGTCACAATTATCCTCCAACCAACATCTATCATGTGCATCCGTGAGCTGGTCGATCGGGTTCTGGTTGGCCAGCCAGATGGTGGGCTTGCCCCACTTCATCTGTTTGGGATCCTTGTACAATTGCTTCACCGTGACCACAGCCTGCGCCCCCATCCACTCTTTCCATGCAGGGAAAAAACTAATGCCGCCACGCATGTCATCAAACACGGCGTATTCCGCGGCCTCAATATCCCTTGCAATCACTTCACCGCTCACCATACCCATTGTGTATACGTGAGTCCCGAGTGAACGGGCCCAAGAAGTTTTGCCCGTCCGTGAAGGTCCCCAGATGACTAATCCTCTGGGTCGTGATCCTACGATAGACAATTAGCACCTCGATCACTTTCAAACTATATCTTTCTTCGACGACGACGGGGGGGGATAGGGGCTTTAGCCCCGAGCGATTCCCCCCCC